AAACCTACTGATTTATTTTCTGCTTGAATTAAATCTGCCATCATAGCTGTACCTGTAGCAGTACCTGTAACTCTACCTGCCATTGTAGCTTGTCCAACTCTCTTTTCTACTCCTTTTGTTACATTCTTAATTGCATTGACACTATTAGAAGGATTTTTAAAAAACTTCATAGGTTGCATTATCTTTTTAATGATACCAGGATTCTTAGCTGTATTAGTTAACATTCTTGATCCTGTATTAAAAACTCCCCTAGAAACCATCTTAGTAAGTCCAGCTACAGGAACTATAAAACCAGATACCTGTCCAACTATATCCCAATTTCTTTTAGATTGCATAATATCCCATTGATAAGCTGCAGGATCAGAATCTAATCTCATATTCTTTGATAAGTTGACAATAGACTCTCCCCATGCAGCAAGTCCATATGTCATTTCATCATATTCCCAATATTCACTATCACGTTTACGTAAATACTGAACATCATCATAATGAAAAGGCATATATTTATATGCTCCACTTGGATCCATATATGGTTTTATAACTTCTCCTCCATCCATTAATATATCAACTTCTGCATTAGTAAAATTAGCTTTTGTTTTATCTACATTATCAGCATAAGGTTTTGCTCCTCCATCAGGTCCACCAACATTAAAATTAAATTCAGTATTATTACCAATAGTTTTCTCCCATTCATCTTGCCCTTGTCCTATTCCTCTTATTCCTTTACCAATTAAACTTACTGTTCCTGCTAAAAAAGAATTCCAAAACTGATTTCTTCCCCCTTCAAATCCACCAGTATCAAACCAATCTGTAGTACCACTCCAATTAAGTACATCTTTGTTATATGTCTTTCTCCTATCCTTAGAACTTTGTTCATATATATATGTCCACTCACCATTAACTTTTCTAGGTTCTAATGTTATAGGTTTTTTTATACTATTCCATTCTCCAAAACTAAGTGAATTAAAATCTTGTATTTCATATTTTCCTGTATCTTCATTAAACATTCTAACAATTCCATTATTCTGTGCAGTTCTTTCTGTAGTTTCTTTTCTCATAGGTTCTTTAATAGTCCTATTTGGAGAATAAAACATAGTCTCAGACTGAAACATCATATTATCTATAACTGATGCTACAGGGTCTGGCCCACCTATACCATAAGCTTTTCTTACTCGATAAGTTGTTGTTTCTCTTACCTTTTCATAATTAATATTGTTGTAGAAGTTTACTTGATCTGCAGACTGTTTATACATTTGATCAAATTCTGACACGTTAAATAAACCTGTCTTTGGATCAGTAAATCCTGCTCCATATTTTTCCTTTACAATATCATAAGAAGGTATATTTAATCTATAACCTTGTTTGGATACATCAAGAGGATTAGATCCTTGTGATATTACATCAAAATAATTCATCTGCTCTCCACTACTCCATGCACCTCCAATATTAGAAGCAACTTCTTTATTTGAGTTATCAGGTATCGGTGGATTTGTTGGCTTTACAGTTCCTTTGGATTTAATACCCTCGGTTTTCTGTTCCCATAAATTCTTATCTTCTGGCATATCTTTTTTTTATTTAATTATTGTTCGTCAATTAACATATCTCCACCTGTAAATATTTGAATAGCTCCACTTTTTAAAGTATTACCAGCATCAGGTGTCAAGAACAGTCCATTATTAGGAACTTGTGTCCACGCATTAAATGTAAAAGAACTAGAACCAGTAAGTATTGTACCTCCTTGACCTTCTGCTTCCCAATTTGCAAATGTAGCTGCATTTTCTTCACCATATTTTGATGCTGACTCTATAGCATCCCATACTTCATCAATATAATCATCATCAACAAAAAACCCTGCTTCTACCATAACTGCCATGCTCTTTCCTTGTATTTGTCCCAGTTCATTCTTAAATAAACCTACATCTTTCTGGTCAGGAGTTTGCATATATTCGTTCTTAAAACCTTCTTCATTAAATAAGATAACATCTTTTAATCGTAATCCTCTATCTCCATCAAGAAGCATATCTCCATCTAACATCATAAAGTTACCATCAGGATTTCCAATCATAATCATACCTTCTGAATTAAAATCACCTAATGAAGTTACTCCAATAGATTGACCTGTACTTTCATTTTTACTGAATTTTATTCTTTCATTTAATAAAGCAATATTATCTTTGTTTAATTCTCCCAAAACTACTCTTGTATTCCAAAGAACATTTTTCTGTCCTTTTCCTACAGAGATAGTTGTCTCTCTATAATCATTTGCATTCTTTGTCTTTTGTATAGTATTAGCCCAATCAGTTGACATCTTTTTATTTTCTTTATTTTGACCTCCTGTTAAAGCATCTGCTCCTACTCCAAGACTTGTAGCAGTTTCATGACTACTTGAATATAATCGTTGTGACCAACCACGTAAATTACTATCAACAAATTCACCAAGAGTAACATTACCTGATCTAACGCCTACTCTTTGCATCTCCATCTTTCCTGTTTCTTTGTTTTCTCTAACTACACTTGTTACTCCATTAGTCTTTTGTGCCATATAATACTGTTGATGCATATCAGTTGTTTCTTCTTCTGTAAGTGTCTGCATAAAGTCATTTACTGCTTTATTTATTTGTCCAAAATTATCACTATGTTTTACAGAACTATTTATAGCAAAAGTTACTAATTGTGGTATTTGATTTACTTTACCATAACTTCCATCAGTTAATTGTTGAGTAGTACCTCCTGTACCAACCACTTGTTGATTCCAACCATAACCTGAACTACCTCCAGTAGTATATTTATTTGCTGCTGCACTTATAAATGTTATACCTGCCTTTTTCCAACTACCTGTCATATATGTAGTCTGTTCTGTTGGTTTTAACATTTTACCATCACTATTTACCAAAGGCATAAACTCTTGTGAACGATAATACTTTTCCATAGTAGTTTCATGATTAGTAAAATCACCATCTTTATTTCGTTTAGCAATCATTGGACCATCCTCTGTCATATTTACTATATTACCTCCTCGTTCATCTACGATATAATCTTCTTCTCCAACATTCCCTATATGCCAACCACCTTTTTTATCTACCCATTGAAATTGTTGTTGATAGTTATCATTAAGTAAAAAGTTATTTTGAGCATTATTCTTTCGCATTTCTTCCATACCAAATGTCTGTGCTGTTTTATTAGCTTTTACCATTCCATTATTTGCCATGTTATATTCTGCTGCGTCAGCATTAATTTGATCTAACTGCCCTAATAACATCTTCCATTCATCAGAAGCTTGTGCTTGTTTTATTCCACCCTTCTCTTTAACCAAAGCCGTTAACCCTGAAGATATAGAAGATGCTCCTGATAACATAGAATTTCTTGTAGAATATAAATCTCTTGTTTGTTGCATAAGACCTGTATCTTTTACATCATCAAGATTAAGTCCATCTAACGCTGTTTTACCGCCATATTGTTGAGCTAGCATTTGTGTAGCCATAGGATCACTAAATGTAGGCATAGGACCAGACTTATAACCTAGATACATTGATTGTCCATTATTTGTTCCACCACCGAATAAACCCATAATATTTTGTTTTAAATTTTTACTCTGTTGCTGTTGGAGTACCACCAAATTGACTTAGATGTGCTTGCATATAAGCGTTTATTGTTGCAGCATCTATTCCATCTTCAGCCATCCTAGCTAATACTTGATAATAATTTCCTTTGTTTCTATTATCTAATCTTGCAGCTTCACCTTGGAATAAACTATTTGTTACTCCACTTAATCCTTCAGATATTAATTGTGAACGCATCATATTATCTTTAGCAAGTACTTGTTGTGTTTTCCACTCATTCTGATTTTCAATCATTGCATTCTTATTAGCTATTTGTGATGTAGCCTGTGCTTGTTTATTAATAACACCTGTTTCTGCTCTATTCAATTTATCAATAGCATTTTCTTGTCCTGTTATAGCACCACCTACTGCTTGTATCCCTAAATTTGGATTACCATATCTCATAGCTATATCTCTTGCTCCACTATAAGCTCCACTCATTCTAGTATTGATACCTCGTAACATATCATCTCTGTTGAACTTAAATTCTGGTGTTTCTAAATATGGTGCTTCAGGAGTTACTGGTGCATCAGTATTTATATTCTGTACCATAGATAAAGCATGAAGTCCAGCATCTACAGCAGACTTCTTTTTATAAAACTTATCTATATCAGCAAGGTACTCTTCATCATTCTTTAACCAATCATAAGCTTCATTTTCTGAAGGCGATCCTTCTATATTAGAAGATTCCCATTCATTAATAGGAGTTAATTCAGTAGGAAGATTACTTCCTATTTTTATTTCTCCTGCTCTTTTTGGTTTCATACGAGTAATTGGATCTACTCTATCATTTAAAATTGCCATAATATTTATTTTTTAATAGTTAGGATCTGTAAATAAAGGACTGTTCCAAAATCCTGTATTACCTTCTTCTTTTGATTTTCTCATTCTTTCTTTGTCATAATCACTATAACCTTGATCACCACCCTTTCTTTCTGAAATAGGTTTAGGAGTAAGGTCTTTATTAAAAGTATTCAATATATTATTAAATATACTTGTTTTTTCAGGTTGTAATATATCAGCATCCATTTCAGGAGGTCCCATTAAATCATTAGGCGACTTATTAAATAAGTTCTTTCCAAATTCTGCACCCTTTTCTCCTAACTTATCAAATCCCCCTAAAGCACCTGTTATACCAACTGCTACATCCGCTAATGGATATACTTGTTCTAATGGATCATCTAATACAACTTCTCTTTCTGTCCTTCTCTCCATATCAAAATCATCTTTCCTATAAGCATTAAATGGATTGGGTGCTTTATAATCAGAATACTCTTTCATCCTTGTTGCTGCTTCAGGTGCTATAGCATCTCCAGCTAATCCTCCTAGTTGATATCCTAATTGAGGACTTCCAAGTAATGTTCCTGCTATTCCACCTACGGCTCTACCGCCTAATCGTGCTGAGTTTCTTCCTGCATTTGCTCCAAATGAATTATATAAAGGCATATCTTTAAAATTTTGTTTATCAGTTAATTACTATGAATTACTATCTATATAATTAGTCAAACAACTTTTGACAAAGGTATAATTATTTTGATCGTATGTCAAGTTTATTTTCAACCATGTTCCTTTTAATGATGAATCTGTTTCAAATTCTTGTGTAACTCCATCAGTCTTAACACTAAATGGAACTTTCCAATGATCTTCTAAATATTGAGGCAAGTACCAAAACCTAGTTGTGTCATACCATAAACCTAGTGTAGAAATTTGATTTTCAGTAGAATAGACTGCTCTAGCGAATGGAATTTCCTTTGAATCTAGTTCATATGATAGGTAATTCTTCTCTACTAATGAACCTAATACATCTGGAGTGTTACCTGTAACTATAAAAGATAACTCCATTTCACGAGGTGTTCCATAGAGTAACAAGTACTGTCCTTGTCTGTTATGTAGGTATGAGTCCCAGTAATTAGTGTTCTGTTTGAAGGAATAGAAGTCTTTATTGATTTTAATGTAAAAATCTGAGTTATAGTCATTTTCAGATAAAAAGGCATCTAGTGTTTCAGTAAAGACCAAGCTTCTTTCCATTCCTAATATATCTTCTTGTCTTTGTTTCTTTAAAGTAAATATAACTTCTCTTGAATATTCATCATATCCACAAGTAATATCAAACCCAAATGGTTGAGATACTATATCTGTTTTAAGAGTTTCTTCATCATGTAAATCTCTTATCCATGAACTAACCATTTTACGTTCTGATAATGGTTCTCCTACAAAAGCATAAGACATTCCTACATCTTGTAAAGAAGCTCTCCATATCATAAGATGTCTATTAATATCTACTCCATAAAAACCTGTTCCTGCTTCTATAACATGTTCTCTCTTTGTTATACCATAACTACCTATTTTACGAGCTTGTGGTGATAGAACATCACTAAATCCTACTGCTATCTCTCCTGAAGAAGAAGGTATATTAAATTGGTTCTTTTCAGTAGTATGTTCGTTAATAGCATTTTCTTGTACTGTAAATAAATTACCTGTTGATAATATCTTTCTTATTGGACCTCTATCAAGTTCATAGTCTTGATAAGAAGCTTCATCAATAAATCTATATACATCTGTATAAGAATTTTCATTGATCTTACCAGAATATCTTACTCTTGATACTTTTCTTTTTGGATCGAATGGTATAAGGCTATCCCAATGTTGAAACTTCTTATCTGATAATGTCTCAGAATTACCAAGGTTAACAAGGAATGATTCTATATCTCCATCTTTATATGCTCCTTTACTAAACTTAAATTTCTCTTGTTCTGGGAAGAATGTAGTATCGTTCCCTGAATATCTCATAGCTGTATTTATAGCACTTTCTACTACAATACTTAATGTTACTCCATGACTAAATAATACCTTTTTAGTACAATTTCCTTTAGGATTATCATATTGATCATCATCAAGCCCTACAGTATCCCAATCATTATGAATATCATCATACCCAAACTTACTTCCTGTCCAACTCATTTGTTTAAAATAAGTTCTTTGTAAGAAGCAATCTCCTTGATAACGTATAAGATTAACTAAACCTGCACCATCAGTTTGAAATGGTTCTCCACTTCCAATAATACTATATAGTGTATTAATAGGTTCATATACATTCTTAATATTAATAGCATCTGGATTAACATTATAAAGGTTACATATATCTAAATTATTATTTCCTGTTCCTACTGGATCATTATAAAAATCTGAATTATGTATCGCCATATATTTAGGAGTGTACATTCCTCTAGTTGACCAAAGCTTATCTCTTCCTGCATCTCTTTGTGCATAAAAAAGAGTATTAGCAGGATTCTCCCAATAGTCAGTAGAATGATTAATAAAATCTTCATCTACAGATATAGGATTTTGTACTGTATTAATTTGTGCTTCTCCTACTTTCTTTATTTTAGTTAAAGGTTCTTGTCCGTAATAAAATGCCTTTCCAACAGAGATTAAACTACTATATTCATAACCATCAACAACATCATAAAAGAAGTTTAATGGTAACATGTAATCTTTATAAGCATCTATATAATAAGCAGAAGCTGTATTATTAGGAGGTCCTTCACTAACTGTATCCCAATTATAAACACCTCTAGTTACTCTTGTTTTAGCAACTCTAGTTAAATAATTAATATCTTCTATATCATTGATTTGTCTAAACATAAAGTCAGGAGAATAAAAACCATAATAAGAAGGCTCACAAAAGAACCTTGATGAATAATTCTTTACAAATTCTCTTTGATTACATGTTCCTGTTACATCCTTTTTAAAATAAGTCATAGGAGTATAACCTCTAAATATAGGCATCATAATCTTTCTGTACTTAGCATCTATATCTTCTTGTGGATCATATCCCATTGGGAAATAATAAGTAGATTCTACACCCCATGGTTGTTCCATTTCACTCATCATCTGTCCATAATCATATCCACCTGTTGCACTAGGATCATTTGTTGGATGTGGATTACCAATAATTCCTCTACCTTGTCCATACATAAAATCTGAACCTTTTACATCAACAAAACCAGTATATCCTGCTGTACCATCTGTAAGTGTTGGAGTAATAGAACAATCATCAGTATATCCTGCTGAATATTGATTACCTTGTGCTCTACATCCTGCTATCATAAGTCCTTGATAACGTAAATTTTCATACCTATCTCCTCTTACAATAAATATCTTTCTTACATTAGTATTTATCCATGCTCTTTGTTCGGCAGTAGCCATATCAGAAGGGACAACACCTGTCAACCAATCTACTGCTTTATCAAAATCTAATTCTACACCAAGAATATGTATTTCATTTCCTATAAATCCATTACTTACTACTTGTGTTGGAAACCTTATAATTCCTTTATCATTTACAGAGGAAGTATTAAAATCATATTGATTTTCTATTTCTGCATTATTAAAATAAAGAGCATCTATCCCTTTTACAGGATATGCAGGTGACATATTACTATCTTCAAGTTCAAATACTAAAGCATAAGGATATGATTCAGTTCTAAAGTAACCTACCTTATCATATACCTTCTTATAGTCTTGATATTGTAAATTACCTATTGTTGTTGTTCTTAAAGGGCTAGCATCCATTGTTGCATCATCATTCCAATATAATCTAACATGAGCAGCAAATTCTTTTAACGCTTCATTATTAAGGTCTATCTCTTTCCAATTACCACCATAATATCTATTAGCGTGTTGTGTATGTGTATATGATATTTGATCGTATGCTAAAGCTTTTATAATTTCTCCTACATCAATATCTGTTGCAGCTTCATATCCTGTTATAAGAACGTCTTGCGTTGTTCCTGTTATCTCAATATACTTAGTTAATACTTTTCTCTCTTTTAATACTTCAACATCACCATACATTCTTACATACGATACCTGAAGGTATTTATATGTTGTATCTAATTCATCTAATGTAAACCTTATTAGTTTATCAGATATTATATTTGGATCACCACCGCTTATAACAGCATAAGTATTTCCACCATCATATATCTGTACAGGGCCACTCTCTGCTACAAAATAAGTATTGTTAAAATCTTCTGTTACATATCTAAAGTAAATGATATAGTTCCCATATTTAAGAATACCACCACCTTGTAATTCAAAATTAGTTATTTCAGGTCTTGAATTACATTGTAGGAATTGATTAAGTCTTGATTTAAAATCAGCATCAGAATAAACATTAGTATCAATAACATCTCCATCTTGATTAAACCCACTATTGACTACTCTGTTATAAGTTTCTCCATCACAAATATAAATGTTTACTGAATCATCATAAGTTATCCTAGTAAAGACATCTACTTTGTTTTCATCATCATACTTGAATAAATCACTTCTAAAGGCTTCTCTTGGATTTAATGGTAAAGTACCTGTCCAATTGTATAAAGGCTGGTAAACAGATTTAAAACCTGTTAATACAGCATTAAAGTTAAATTGATTTGATAATGGTAAGTAATTATACTTCTGTGGAGAAGGATATGTTCCTACCTCTGTCTGTAGTGTTTGTTCATTATAAGACACTATATAAGCTATACCATTATGTGAATCATAGCCTATAGGTTTAAACCCTTCTGATAAAGTAAACTCTTGTCCATTACCTACAATAGCACCAGTACTGTCTACATTAGTATTCCCTAACAAAGGAGTAATAACTAAATTATTATTCCTTGATACTATTCTTATATTTTTTGTTGGAAATACCCATGATTGATTATCCATCTTTGAAGGATCAATATCTGATACTACTCCTTTTGAAAATAAATTTAATATTCTTTTCATAACTTTTAATCAAATGATTTATTAAATAATTTCATATAGCCTAACTTAGGTATCATATTAGCCTTTATCATCATTGTCTTTTGTATATCTAATCTATCTTGTGTATCAAAGATATTAGCCCTTGCTTCTCTAATTAAATTAGAAAACTTATCATCCATAACACTCCATACTTGTGCTTGGAATTGAGGAGTACCTAAATCACCTTCTAACTTAGAACGTAAACAATATATTTCACAAGCTACTATATACCCTTTAGGGATTAAATACAAGCCTTCGTCATTAATAGGAGAACCATAATAGTTAATACAAACTTCTTCAGGATAAGAAGTAGATACTTCTAATCTTAAATAATGACCTTCTAGTCCATGCTTGTTATATTTCAAATAACCACCACTATTATAAACATCAAGTAACCTATTAATATTACAAGGTAGCTGTACCATTCCTGTTGTTTGATCTACAGAACATATTACTCCTTCATATTGTGCCATCTTCTCTACATCTTTAATATAGTTCCGGACAACATCATCACACCACACTTCTACATCGCCTGGATCCCATGTGAAGTTCTTGTATTTTCTTGTTACATCTGCTAATATTCGGTGAAACGTTACGTATAAATGTGAATAGTCCATAATTACTTTCTTTTAAAATAAAACACTCTTCTAACCCTTTCTTGCTCTTTCCTGTATTTTTCTACCTTTTCTTTATCTAATGTAATCTCTAATCTTTTATAACTTACTCCTTTTCTAATTTCTTCTTCTAATAACGCATAATATCTTCTTTTAAATCTAACATTAAAGATCACTCCATTTGTTTGTATTATCCCTGCTTCTTTATAATGTAATACAGGAATGTATCTTGGCTTCTTTCCTTTATATTCATTGATTAAATCTTTCTTCGTTGGTGCTATGAATAAAACTCCAAAATCCTTCTGTGGAAACACAAAGGGATTCTGATACTTAACCATCTCATCAACAATATTTTCTTCATATTCTTTTACTATTTGCTTTGCTATCCTTAATCCAAAACTCCTTCTACTTTCAGTCTTACATTTCAAATGGATATTTCTATCTATTGTCTTTTTAAGTTTTCTCTCTATCGGAACTTCTTTATGATAGTACCTTAACCTTTTAAATTTATGGTCAAATATTTCTTCTAATCCTACTTCCTGTATTATCTTTTCCTGTCCTTTATACTTAATTACTTTGTTTTTCACTTTCATGTTTATTCCTCAATGCCTTAGTTATATGTGCACCATTGTCCTGTCTGCCTGTATAAGACAAATCTATTCCTGTTGCTTCTTTATATGCTTTAATCCAATCCTTTGGTTGTACATTCTCATGCTCTTCTAATGCTCTTGCATTGACTTCCCATTCTTCCCTTACTCTATCATCAGGAGAACAAGACCAATCAGGTATATAAAAATCTTCTTCATCAATAACAACTCTATAGTGTAGATAAACCATCTTCTCAAATTCATTAGAACAGCTATCACATCTATTAATAACATTCCTTGCATCTTCAAAGCAAAACTGATTCCATGGAGTAAACCATTTAATAGTTCCATCTTCTCCTACTATTCGAACACTTACATTAATAGTTATTATTTTTATACAACTCATTTATTTATATTTTTTAATATTGGCATATTTTTTTTTTTAATTGATTTAACTTTTGGTTGTACAATTATTACGGTAGGAAGTATATAAAAATCTAAACAACAACCTCTTCTTCTTCCACATCGATCTTCTATTAATTTATTTTTCATTGTGATTGTTTCCTTACGTTTTGAGCTGTTTGTTCACTTGCTGGTTCATCATCAGCATCTTGTTTCTTATCTGCAGGAATACCATACAAACTCATCAAGTCTTTCTTAACGATTGTTTCTAGTGCTAATTCACTAGGTACAGGATAATTGTCTTTATCAATATCATAGTTACAAGCAAGTACTGGATTAAAAAGTAATACTATACCACATAAAAACCTTGTATCTTGTGGTAAGTTCTTTAAGTATAAAGTAGATCCTAAAGAAGTATATGCTTTCTTATCAGCTAACATTCTCTGTCCTCTGCTTAACATAAAATTCTGTACAGTAGTTTTCGTAAATACATTAGAACTATCTCCATAACCTTTAAGCATATTATCATTACCAATAGCTAATATAACCTTATCTCCAACTCCTGTCATTAATCCTTCTATTACAGCCTTCCATATAACGGTATCAGATTCATAATATAAATCTCCAACCCAACAACCTTTCTTTTCACATACAACTTCTATACAACATATCTCTTGATAATAGTCTTGTGATAATCTTCCTACTGCTAATTCTTTTCTTATTAAAGAAGCTCTTACACCATTACACTTATCAATAAGGAATTCATCTTCAATCTTAAAATCATCAGTAATATGATGTCCGGAAATATCTTCTTTTATAGATTCAATTATTCTAATTAAACTTTTACCCATGGCTTTAGTATTTTTAAAAAAAAAGGATGGCAGTCAACGACTAACCACCCTTTAAAACATATATATTGAAAAACTACAATTATGCGTTTACACTAATACCTGACCATGCAAATATTAATTCATCAAATGTAGTATCTGCTGTATAAGCAGCACCATCACTAACATCATACATATAATCAGTAGCATCCCAGAAATCAGTCTTTAAATATGTTTTCTTAATATAAAGAACAACCTCTTGCAGATAGTCGTTTCTATGACTTGCTCCATGTTGAGCTGCAATATTTGTTAAGTTCATATTAAATACATATTTACAATATTCTGCTTTTGGATCTACTTGGTTTAACCAAATAAGTGTACTTGAATCACCCATGCCTTTATCAAAAGAAAATTCTTTAAATACCTCTTCACCTGTTAAGATGTTAGGGAATTTACCGGATTTACTAAAGTCATCAGTAATAGTAATATCACCTGTATAAACTGGCTTATAAACCATGTCTGATAATGTACCCTGCATATAAAGATAAATGTTATCTCCTGCTGCACCATCTCTTCGTGCATAAGCACCTGTAACAGCTGTCAAAGCAGTAGTAGCAGCAACAACGGCACCTGCTATGGCTGTTGATGTAAGAGCGCCAGTTGAACTATAAGTGAAAAGATTTGCTTGTGTTACGGCTGTAGCTGCACTAGCATCTAACTTATAAAAAGTTAAACCTTGTACAGTAGCAAAACTTTCAAATGATAATACATCAAATTGAGTCTTAGCATAACCGTTAGCATCTAATTTTGCACTAATCCATATACCTCTTTCAACAATAGTAACATCTGTTCCTGCTGCTACAGTAAATAGGTAACCTGGATCAATAGAAGTAATAAATACTTCATCTTCTGCTGTTGCAAAAGCATATACATAAAGATTAACTGTTGCATCATCATTAATTTTATCAACTAATTGATTAGCTGCAAATGCTGTAGAAGTTATAGTAGTTGCTGTTGAATCTTCATCAGTAATAATAACGATAGAAGCATCACTATTATCATCATCAGTAAGTTTATAAAATCTACGTCCTTCAGTAAATGAATAACCTATTTCAGAATCTTTCATCTGTGTTAATAAATCATCTTCCATGATTAGCTTTTGTGCATCAGTAATATAACCTGCAGAACAAGTTACTGTTTCTAATTCACCACTATAGCTATTCATACGTGGAACATAGTTGAAGTTTTGTACACCTGGATATTGTGTTTCTTCTCTGATTTGAAATCCATACTCATAACCACACTCATCGCATGGACATTCTGGATTAAGAATTACTACTACACTTGTGGCAGAACCTACAAATGTACAGTCTTTAATAGCACTAGCTATAGCACCTGCTCCATCATCTATCATAGATAGACCATATTTTTTGAAAAGCAAATGTAAATAACCTGTTTCTGTATCTGTGTACAGTCCAAAGTCATTAACTGTTAGTTCATTAATAACAAGTTTTTTTGTTGGATACTTTAAATTGTTCATAATTTTTAAAATTTAATTATTTTTGATTAACTCTAATTGCTTCTTCGTTCAAGAACGATTGATACCTCTCTTCTTTTACTCTTTCTAAATATACTCTTATAGCTATATCAACTACTTCTTTCCTCAACATAGGAGGAAGTTCACAATTAACAGAGCCTACACCTGGAGTATAATTAGGATTAGGAGCATCATCTTGATGAGTTTTATCAAAAAATATCCTTAAAGGATATCTAAGATACTCTAATCGCATAGAATGAGCATAAGAACTGGTTCCCGTTATGAGTCTAATACGATCTTCTATCTTTTCATAATACAACCTAGAATCTTTAGGTTTACGATAAGGGGACTGAAAATGATGTGAACGTTGGTCAGAACGCATAATATTAACCTTTAACCAATCGCTCACACCTTCTAAATCACATTCATTATTAACATAATTAATTTTGAACATAATATTTAAAGTCCTCAAATATCTAGGATACTCTTGTGTAGTAGCCATAGTATTATTTAAAACAAAGATTTTTTCAGGAGTATAAAATTGATCAACAACAATTGGAATAGTAGGATACATAATGTTTCCTTCATAAACCATAGAACCATCGGTAGCGATCCTTAACATAGACAAATCATCGATTTGTTTTTGGTCAAGTTCAATACCTTCAACAGCATTTTGTTTTACCCACTCATCTTGTCCCCAATCATTAATAATACGATTGAATAGAGCAGGTATAACGGTTCCAGTATAAGATTTCTTTATACCATCTAAAAATGCGTTATATAGGTCCAATGTTGTTAGTATCATTTCTTAACTTCCTCTATTGTTTCAGCGTGTGGGTTTTCATCAATCCCATTTGCTAGATCAACTCTAAGGGAGTCAATAGCACCTTTTAATGCTACAAATGGTTGCCACTTAATTTCATCCTTTACACCTTCCTCATAAATATCCTCTGCCTTTTTTATGTCTTGGTCAAATAGTGCTGATTTAATTTCCTGCACATATTGACCAGCTTTTTTCTTTTCAGACACATCACTAGTCTTAACATCTTCTAGCTTTTTAACAGGTGAATTATCTACAGCTTGTATCCATTTTAGTAATGTTAATTCATTACGTGAATCTCTAGCGTATATAACCACACTATCAATAGTAGCACCTAAAGGAGTGTTATTATAGATAAAGTCCATACCTTCTCTTTGAATTATATTCTTAGAGACTAATTTCATAATTAGGTATTTCATCTTTCTATCATCATCATTTCCCTTTTGTGTGTTAATAATAGATTGTGGATCTTCCTTAACGATAGTTAGTAACTTAGCTTTTATGTTTGTAGAAGGAACATTACTTGGATTTGGCATAACGAAAGTAGTAGAGTAATAGTTTAGTAAAAATGCTATTTCTATCCTTTTCTCTTCACTAGATTCCATTATCAATTTCCTTGCTTCCCAATCTAAATCTGCTTCTTGTTCAATAATCTTATTTTCTACAAATTCAGATTTTAATATAAACTTATGTTTTGTTCTATTAAACTCTTTAGTAGATAAAGCTACATCATCTGTATATAACAAAAGAATAAGTCTTGCTCTATCTGCATAATCACTTAATTCAAACTTGTCCATATGACGAAAGACATGTTGTGTTTCTGGATTTACAATGTATGGAAATAAACCTGCCTTCTTTTCAGAAATTGATGTTTTTCCAATCATCTCATCTTTGGTTAAAAAGTTATCTTCTCCAGAACCTTGGTGTTGTCCTGTTTCAAAACCTCCTTTACCAAGTGATGCAGCCATAACATAATAACTTGATGTCATATAAACTTTACTACGTGATACTAACTGTACCGTACCTTCTCCTAATGTTTCTAATATTTCTTTATGTGTCATTTTCCTGTTCCTTGTTTATTCTTGATTAATAATTTGTCATTTGATTTGTACTATAAGGTCTGAAAATTCTGAATGGTCTTGCACGACAAATGATTCCATTTTGGAATAAGATGTGTTTAGAACTACCATCTACAGAAGATGCAATATTACCTTGCATATCAATACCTGCTACTGTACCTTCTGCTGAAGGACGTAACTGTATTAATTCAAAATTCTTCATTCCATTATCAGTTTCACCAATAGGCATCATTAAAGTTTCCCATTCGTTACTATAAGTACCATCTTTCAATTGAATACCAGGACGATTAACTGACTTAAAGTTCTTATGTTTGTGAGGGATTAAACGTAATCCACCTAATTCATAATAACCATAAGTATCATTAATACCTTTTGAAGAACCACTACCTTCGATATTAGCATTGATAGTAACACCTAATGAACGCATTAATCTTTGGAAAGATAAAAATGCTTTAGGAGCCATAAACATAGCTAATTCACGAGTATTGTTTGAGTCTGCTGTAATATATTGGTCAATGTTAGCTAATGTATCATCTAAGAATTTTTGATTCCAACCATCATTTTGTGGAATTTCAATAGGTCCACCGTTTGCATTCATAATACCTTCACCAGCCAAAATCTCTTGACCTTGTTTGTTATGTAGCATAACTTTATGAGTATCTTCTGAAACAGTTCCTTTTCCCCACATCATTTGATATTCCAAATATTCTGCAGCACGCTTCATCATAAGGAATTCAGCTTCTGTTAAGAAAGACTTCTGTCCATTATGAAGAACGAATTTACCTGTTACTTTGCCATTTTTAATCTTTGCAGCAGCAGTACCAGACCAAGAATACTTAAAACGTTGTAAAGTTAAATAAGCATTAGCCATTCCTTGAAATTTGTACTTTTCTGTACTTCTTTCAGAGAAATCTTGTGCATGCATATTCATAAATGTGTTAGCTTCTTGTCCTGCCATTAATAGAGAAGTATCTACATAATCTTCAGGATTGTTTGTAACAAGCTTAACAGTTAATCTAATGTTACCACCTTCGTCTTTAGGATCATCAATAACATAAACTTGTGTCTTGTTGTCAGCTAATTCAATAACCTCATCAAGACCAGCCCAATTAGAATCTACCCACATGTAAAATTGTGTTCCTTTATAACCAGGTTTTGTAGCATAAGCATAAGAAACAAAAGATTTGCCTGTTGAATCATTGGCTAATCTAAATTTTGTTATTTCTGGAGAATCAGTCTTAAATTTAACATGATTAGAACCTACTGTTCTGTAGTTTCCATCATTGGTGCTAAAGTTAATACCTTTAGTTTTTGAACCTTTCATATCCAATAAGGATATCAAGGGAGAAATCTCGTTGCGATATAATCTCATAATAGTTGGGATAAAATCTGGCTGAGATAAGCCTACTTGTAGTAACATTTGATCACTAATACTTTCGTGTGCGACTGTTACTTTTGAACCGGGTGCTAAAATCATTTTTTTTTGTTTTTAAATTTTCATTATTTACTGAATATCATCTGCAGTTAATTTTACAATATCTAACTTATTAGCACCAGCAGCAGCTTGTCCGCTCTGTTCACCTGTAGGAAAAATCTTGTTAATAGCATTCTGCTTTTGGTTTTCCTTAAAGTTAGTAAAAAAACTTGCTTCCTGTTTGCTCTTAATCATATGAATATATGGCATTAAAGCAATAATGTTTTCTTCTTGTGCTAAGAACTTGTCGATTTCATTTTGATTCTGTGAGTCCTTAGTAATCAAAGAGGGTATAGCCTTTACATAATCTTCCTGCATTTCAGGAGTAAAGGGAACGTTCAAACCATCTTTTTTAACCTTTTCAATGTAAGGTGTGATTACAGTCATATTATCTGCATTGAATTTTTCAATTTGCTTCTGACTATAAGCTGCCTGTTCTTGAACTTGGTTTCCAAAGTGTTTGTCCAAACTATCTTTATATTGTTGTCTTAAAGGTTCAACTTTTGTAGGTAATTCTACTGCGTTGATATCATCAATATATTTATCAATTTCTTCTTCAGGTAATCCATTAGGATTTTTTTCTGATACTCCTCTATTTGCCATTAACCATGACTTATAAAAAGTCTTATCATCTTCTTTTAACATAGAAGTTAACTCTGCTGTTTGAACAATAAACTCTTGCCCTTTACCTTGTTGCTTTGCAGACATATATGCTGCTACATAAGGATCATTAGGTTGTGATGCAGTAGCTATTTCTTTTGCTAAGAAATTAAACTTCATTTCATCAGTAATTTTATTACCTTCTTTATCAGTTCCTTTTACAATCTCTTCAGGTAACTCATACTTCTCTCCCATTGTTTCTTTTAATTTGGAGATGTAATAGTCAAGCTTTGGTGTTTGTTCTCCATCCTTTCCACCTTCACCACTAGCTGCTGCACCTTCTGCTCCTTCACCTTCTCCATCTGTAGGAGTAGGATTAGCACCTTCTATCTCTGCTAAGATACTTTCTTGTGTTTGTACTATTTTTTCTCCTTCTAATGCGGCTGTACCTTCTCCACCACCACCTTCTCCTCCATCTATGGAGAGTAAGAATATTCCTAAACTTCTTTTTACTAAATCCTCTAATCTTTTTTTCATCTGTTCCTTTTTAAATTATTAATTATATTATTTATAAATCATATAAATACTTTTTTCTTGCTTGATATTTTTTATCACGTCTAACTGGACTATTCTCTCTTTGAAATATATTAGTTCGATTAGCCCATTCTTTAAATTCTGCTTGTTTTTCAGGAGATAACTGTTCGAAATTTGGAATTAATTTTTTTCCAAAAGCTGTCATTGTTCCTACTGATTCTTCTGTTATTGCTTCTTCATTAGGATTATATACTGTATTCTTTTTTATTACATCTTGATAATTTCCTGTCATTATTTCATTTACTGTAGGAATTGTTCCTACAGCATTAGGTGGTGCTACATTTTCTTTCTGAACTCCTTGTGATTGTTGCATAACATCTGTTATAGTAGGATTTTCAGTTACGATTTTCTCTGTTTCTGCTACTAAATTATTTTCATAAGCATCCAATTTAGATTTCCTTACTATTTTATCTACATCAATATCAAATCCTTTATTATAATTTGGATTTTCTAGTGTTATTCCATCTCTTGAAGGTAAAATATTACTTCTTCCTCTATTTACAGAAGGTGCTGTTTGTTCAAAGCTATTCTCTGTTGGCACTTGTGTCATTATATCAGCAGGAGTAGGTATTGCTTCTACTTCTGTATTGGATTTTCTAGTGTTATTCCATCTCTTGATAGCATCTTTTTCTGCTTCTATCTCCGCTAACATCTCTTGGTCTACCATATCTGCTTCAATCATATTCTTAAATATATTACTTACATTAGGCATCAATATATCTGCTGCTGGAGTTATAGGTTTTTTAGGATATTTTTTCTTAGTCATAATTATTAATTTTTTGTAAAAATAATACAATTTAATTTATTTGTCAACTTTTTTACCTTTCACTTACATTTTCTTTATTTCTAGCTCCTTTAATTTTAGCATCATGATCAAGTTTTTTCGTCTTTAAAGATACCTCTGAATCTACACCTAATTTAATCATATTCATCATATAGTTTAACTTCATCTGAAACTCTGATAACCTTTGTTCATTAAGTGTTAATTCTTTATTTTGGTTCATTAAAGCTGTTTCTGTTCTTTGTTCATTAGTCAATTCTAATAACTTTACATTAGTATCATCTTCGTTCTTAGAAGATAATAATTGTAATTCAATCATTCTAATCTGTTTGTCATTAGCATTTTTTTCTTGCTCTACTTGTACTCTCATCTTTTCTATTTCTCTTTTGCTATCTTCTATCCCTTTTTTCATTTGCTCTTTCATCTGTGATACTTGCGCTTCATGTTGTTGTTGGGATTCTACTGACCTTTGAGATTCCATTTGTCTAGCTTCATCATATTCTATAAACTTTTCTTCAAGTTCTTTTAGTGTTTCTATATTATAAGAGTCTATTAATGCTCTCATTGGCATAGTTCCTTGCATAGCCATTCCACTCATTACTCCTCTTAATTCTTGGTGTTGATTAACTTGATAAGGAGTATCTAATATCATAGCTTGATATGAAAAGTTTTTTAATCCTTCTGGAATACTTACTACTTCATTATCTATACCATCATACATTATTGTTACTATCTCTCCTGGTTCAAAACAATTATTTATACCATGATTAAGCATAGATGTCAATGCATGTGATAAAATTGTATCACATTCGTAAAATAATGGCTCTACGATGAGCATAGATTGGTCTAGTGCTTGTTTACTTGTTCCTACTTGATCTGATTGTATAACTTGTCCTAACATCTGTCTGTTAACTCCAATTATCCTACCCATTGTTTCTTCAAGTTCTTGTAAGATTTGTGTTAACTCTACTACTACAGGAGATACAGTATTGTCATAATTCATCCATTGGTTATAAGAAGGATTAATAGCCTTACCGTTAGCATCTACTGTATTGATATATAAATTACCAATCTTCATATTATATTCCCATTCCTGCTTGCCCATTCTTGGAGGTTTTTGAGAATAGTCAACAACAGTTCCTTTACCACCTGATATTGCTAGTAATAATTCCCTATGATAATTAACAATATTATATAGTTCTTGTATATCTTTTGTATATTGTATTAAACTATAAGGTTCATCAACAAAGTTATTAAATGAACGTCCAAAAATAGGAAGGTATGCAATAGAAAGATTATTATGATCTCTCTGTACAAATTTCTTCTTCCTTGGTCTTATGATATATTCTCCTGCTATTATTGTAGCTTCATATATATCTTGTACCTCATACTGTTCTCTTTTCTCTCCTTTGGTATCAGAATACATTATGACTTCATCTTTAAAGAATGTTTCTTTATTGTTACGTTTATTAACGTAATATCCATTCTTAAAATGATAATCTTCTTTCTTTAATAAGTTTTTATTAGCAGATACAATATGAGTAAAGAATTGTCTTTTCTGATATGGATTAGGTGATTTTTTTACATAAACAGTTCTATTAGACTTAAAGAATATTTTACCAACTCCAATACCATTCCCAGACATTCCATTACCATTGTAATCCATAGAAGTTGTTCCATCAATGAAATAACCTTCTCCGTTAGAACCAGACATTAATCTGTTATAACTATTAAAAGCTCCTTGATAGTCAGCTAATCCTTTTAATACCTTATCTCCATGCTCTTCCTTTATCTCTTGTCCATATAACCTTACTATATCTGTATAAGAATAATAATCAAGTGTCATACCCCAAGGTCCTTCATGTACAAATTCTATATTATCTATTTGAGGATAAAATACTTTTAAAGAGTTCAATGCTTCAAATGTAGGAAGTCTATGCCCTTCTGTATAGTCAACATAATAATAATGCTTACCTGTTACTATTTGATTAACAAAAGCTGTTGTAGTCTTTTTCTTTATCCTTAGTTCTTTTTCAAGTTTAATCTTTAGCTTCTGTGCTATTATTTCTTTATGGTCTTTATAATCTCTCTTCCAATATTTATTCAACTTCTCCATTTCATCTTCTTTCAACTTCTTCTCTCTACCATAAGCATCCATCATTGACTTCATCTCATTTAATATATATGGAAGTTGTTGCTTTAACTGTACTAACTGTTCTGCTTGTGCTTCATCTTGTGGCTCTTGCTGTGTCATTTGCTGAAGTTGTTGCACTTGCTGTTGTATATTTTGCATTATAGCATCATACTGTCCATGTGCTTTTTGATGTTGTATTATAGAAGCACTAATAGATTCTTTTATCTGCTTATCATATTTATCTTTCATTAGCTCTTCATCTGTTATATAAACAGACATAGGAAACCTTCTTCTTTCTTGTTGTCCTTTAAGGATGTCAAGGAAGTGTCTTTGTATAGGAATAAACCTTACAAAGGCAGGAAGTTCATAATCTCCATATTTTCTAAGATAGTCATAGTCTTTTTGATTTATTCGCTTATTATATAAGTCCCAAGACTCAACATCAACATCTTTTCCATCAGTTGTTCTGATAGCTTCTTGATAAACATAAGTGGCTTGATTTTCAATCCAAGACTTATCTTTTTGACTTTCACTTACATTAAATAGTTTTTCTACATCAATAGATTTCATAATTCTTAATTTTTGCGTTATGCATATACTTTAACTAATTGTCCACCCCTGTTAACAAACTTAGAGGTTTTTATTGTATTCTTTGCTGATAATTCTGCTTGTGATAAGATGGGAGTAAACTCATCTTCTTTAGCAGCTACTTCACAAATAGATGTTGCAATTGTAATATCACAATTATATTTATGACTTCCTGTTTCATATCTGTATTTCGCTAATGCCAATATCTGTGCTTCGAATTGTAAACTATTTATAAATTGGTCTGTAATATTGTCTGCTAATAAAGCAAGTATCTGTGGCTTTAATGCAGGATCTATTCCTCTTGATTGTCTTGATTGTGATGGTGCTCCATTCTTAGAAGCAAATGCTAGTTCAGGTCTTTTTCTAATATATTGTCCTACCTTATTATTATCGTACCAATCAAAGATACGTAAGTTTCTATTCTCAATTAAATTCAAACAATTATACCATACTGATATCATAGCACAATTTCTATAGAAAGCTTTAGCACCACCCTTTCCTGCATCTGGTCTATCTATATATTCACATACATAAGCGTTAAAAATTCCATCACCAGGAAGGAATTTCTTTTTAACATATGAAGCACCTTTTGAATTAGTAGTTAATGTTTCATCTATATCATAGCTGTCTGTTCCTTGTACATAAAGATAAAGGAATGTCTTATGGTCTTTATCTAATCGTGGTCTTTCCCTTACTCTTATCCAACCATTAGGATCTAAAACAAAATTAACTCCTTTATTCAAATCAGAATTATCTATTGGTTCTAATCGTCCTACTTCTATTGGTGCTACATCTGAACCTGATATAATCTCTGTATATCTTCTGTTTAATTGTAGTATTCTATCTTCTCCAAAGAAACCACCTCCTGATATAAGAAATGCTTCAGAAGCATACTTAGGATGCTGTGTTCTAAATTTAAGTCTTTCCTTATGGTTCTTTTTTAATTTCTCTTGTTTCTCTAAATATATTGTTCCTGCATCAACATCACTATTTCCATCTTTATCAATTATTTTATATGCTACTCCTGTTGAAAAGTGTCCTGTCTTTTTATCTCTTGCTGTTATATCTCTTTCCCATTTATTACTAAACTCTAAACAATTATATTCTTCTGGACTATAATGTATCTTCTTAATATCATCAGCTCCTAAATCCATATCTCCACCTGTAGCTATATAAGTATTATAACCTGTTTTCTTACCCTCTGCCTGTTGTGCAGGTAAAGCAAATTCTCTAGCTTTAATAACTTGACCTTTTTTCCACTTACCACATTCTTCCCAAAATATCCAAAATGGAGAATAACGTGAGATAACTTGTTCTTTATCTTTTGCTGTTAATCCCCTTATTTCTGAACCATAAAATTTAGCTTTAATAACTAAATTAGAAGGCTTGTTTATACTTCTCTCTTTATAGAACTGTGTATTGCGTAATCCATCTAAACCTCTTGTAACATTCTCAAAAGTATGTTCTGAATCTGTTTCTTGTCCTGCTACAATAATGTTAACTGAATTAGGTACAAATGTATAGTTATATCCAAGTATTCCACCACCACCTTTCTCGCTATAACCCAATTGCCTAGACTTCAATTCTGACTGGTCTTTAGCTTCTTTAAACATTCTTACAAGTCGTTGGAAGAAGAAAAAATCAATGTCTAAGAAACGTGGATTTATAACTGTCTTTACACTACTTCCTTCAGGTAAACCATATATAGGCCAAAAGTTTAAATAGAAATATTGTCGTCCTGTAATATGTAATGTTTTATTTCTTATCCATAACTTATATTCTGGCAACCATACATCTCCATTTTCATACCATAAAGCATCTTCACCATCTACACAATAGTTACCACCTTCTTTTATAGCATTAGGAATGTCATAACCATTAATACATCTTTGTTGTTGTCTTTTCCACCATTCTCTATCAACTTGAATATTGTTATCCTTTATAAAATCATGAAAGTCTTTTTTAGTTAATGGTATCTCATCAGGAGCAAAATGAAATAAATCATCTTCCCAAGGAAGTTCATGTCCAAGGGCAACAGGTGAAAGTCGTGATGTATCTAAAAATTCCATTATAATGATTTAGGGTTTGTGTCAAACATATAAGTATTTGATTTTCTTTTTTTCTCTATTTTCTCTTTTTTAATTAATTCTTTTAAATCTTCTTTAAACAATAATAGTTTCTTAATTCCATCCATAGATTTTAATTTCGCTTCTGAATTATCTCTATTAATCATCTTTTTAATAGTAACAGTTTTTATATCTTTCGGTTCTAAATCTTCTGTATAATAATTAGGAACTATAATATCTATTTTAACTTCTTCTCTAGTAGAATGTGGTATATTATTAATATGCTTTACTAAGTTGTTAATATCTGCTTCTAAAGCAAAATAAGTATTTTCTGTTAATGTAAATTGTTCTTCAAGATAAAATTTCTTTACTCCTATAAAAGCTTCATTAGTTTCTATATCTTCTGGGGTCTGTTCATTTAAATAATTTGATTCTATAATTTTCTTTCTCTCTGATAACAATCTTTCTGAATATTCGCCATCTCGTTTATACATAAGGTATAAATACTTTAATTGTTCATGATAAAATCTTTTATCACGAGTCTTATCTTGTGAACGCAAAAACACAACTACTGGATTATATTGTGCTTCTTTACTAATATCTACTTTTCCTGTATCTTCATTAAACTTTAACATAATTCTTTATTTCTTTATAACATGAGCAACAAGTAGAACTACTGCTACTGTTGTTGAGGCAATAGTCCACCATGTTAATTTTTTCTTTTGCTCTTTATATATATCTTCTTTTAAATCTAATTGTAAATCTTTCTCATCTATTATGTCTCTTGCAATATTAAAGTGATATTCTAATGTATCATATTCTATTTCTAATGCTACAGAATACTCTTCACAAATCTTACCTTCAATAAGTTGATGGTTTATTTCCTTTAATGTTTCTGCTGATATGAATACTCCTGTATCACCTTTAAATACTATCTCGTTTTGAGAGTAACTCAAAGAGCAATTCATAATTATTAGTAACATTATTGCTATCGACTTCATTATGTAGTGGCTTATACTTTTCATCATATCCTAATTTAATTATTTTATGTTTAATTGTTTCATAATAATCAAGTATTTCTTGTAAACTATCTCCTCTACATTCACTTTGATTAAGTTTCTTTTGTGTATTAACCTCTGGAGATTTAGGAGAAAATCTTACCATTACAAATATCAATATACCAAATGCTACTAACAAATATGGTCCCCATTTATTATCATTCATGTTTTCTATTTTTAGTTGGTATTACGCATCCAAAGACATCATAAACATTGAATCCTGGACAAGACGTTGCATGAACATGGTTGTGTCCCATTACAATTATATCAGGATGTAATACAATAAAGTCTTTGATATATTCGTGCATACTTCCAAACTGTCCATTTGTCAATGTGTTCTTCGCTATCCTAACATCATGTTTTTCTGTACCTCCTGCATAAACTATGTTCCTTGCATAAGGATTGTATTCCCTTGCTCCATTTGTTATCTCACTATACTGAACCCAATTATCAGAATTATATTCAACTAGATTTTCAATCTCTCCATCTAATAAAAACAAATCAGCATAACCAACTTGATTCCAACCTCTACCACCTTTTGATATAGGACCGGTATGCCACCTTCTAATATCATCTCCTGTTACGACTCTTCCTTCTGGAGTTGCTGTACAATGCACTATTAAATATTTTAATTCTCTCATTATTTCTTAGTATTTTGTGCACATAAGGCGATTATACTTGTTGCGAATAAACCATACTTTACTATCTTATAAAGCAGTTCATCAGTTTCTATCATTCCAAAGTATTCAGAACCCACTACAGAACCTAAGACAACACTTAATGTAGCACATATATTTCTTACCCACTTCCAATAGTTATTCAGTTTACTGAAAAACCTTGTCCATGCATTCTTTATTCCTTTTTTCATAATATATATTATTAGTTAAACATTTCTTCTTGTGTCATAAATGTATCGGTTATAATCTCATAAGGAGTGTCGTATCTTATTACTGACTTTAAATCATTCTTTAAATACTCCTTTGTAATTTCATCAATTGTAGGAACTTTATCAAGTATGTAAATAAGAGTTTTATCATGTGATTTAAGTTTATTATCTATAGTTTTAAACCCATTATTTATATTTAATGTCATAGTATCTAGGGCTTCTAATACTTCTTCATTGCTTTGTTCTTTTGGTATTAGTTTCTTCATACACTCTATTGAGTCTATCAAATCTTTATTAATATTAGGTTGTATATATTTTACAGTATTATATATCCCAAACCCTTTTATCATAATACCAAGTACAAGTACCCATACTACTTTACTAGCAATACCCTTAAAATTTATCTCAGGTAATTTTATTTTATTCATATCTTATAATTATCAATCGTTTATATTTCCTGTATCTCTAGCCATACATCTACTGTTCTTCCTGCTCCTGGACTCCATACACTAGCAGATATTCTTGTTCCTGCATTGAAGATAAAATCTGTTGCATCTCCTGAACCACTAGCCTTGTTTTTCTTTGCTGCAAAAATAGCTTCTGCAAAAAAGGAAGTCCCTGAGTCTGCTGAAAATCTTATTAATGTATTTTCATCTGATGATGGTTGTACTGTAAAACCAATTACTTTAAACGGTTTGGTAGATGTTACTGCAGCACGTAATTCTGTATCTGATCCCCAATCAGCATTTCCTGCTGTTATTTCAACCCCTGTTAAATCTTCAGGTTCTATTGATATCTCAAACTCTCCTCTTATACCATTAAACAAATGTCCACCTACTTCATCATCTACATTTAAAGTATTATTATAAAATAATATATCATCAAAAAACATTGCTGTTCCTGCATCTATATTTGCTCCTATTGCACGTACAAAATTCAACATCTGCTAATTTATTAAGTGCTGAATTGGCTCCTAATTGTTGCATTCCTGTTATACAAAATCCTATTCGAGTATCTTTTATTTCAGTACATTCTGCATTATCTAAACATATACCTGTCATATAAGTATAGGAGTCTTCTCCTTTTATATCGCAGTTTCTTATCTTGCCATTTTTTATTGAAGTAGTTCCATCTAAATGAATAGCTATTGCAGTACTTGTCAAGTCTTCACCAACAAACATACAATCATCAACACGAAAACCTCCTGCAGTAAATATTACTCCATCATTTCCTGTTCCTAGATTAATGTTTAAATCTTGAAGTCCCACATAACCAGTAAATTTAAAAATAGATGTTGCAGAAGCATGTGTATTTTTAATCTTAGTCCAATTTCTATGTGAACCTTTTAGAATATAATTACCAGTATATGTTGGATCACCTGTAGTATATATATCATAATTATTTGCTCCTGTATTCACAGCAATCAAAATTAAAGTACATTCATTAACATCAGTACTAGCGACTGCCAAAGCACCTTGTATAGTTGTATATGCTGTGGACCAACTTAAACCATCTGTATCATCTCCATTAGGAGATACAAACAATGTTGCTGTAATAGCTCTATTATCTATGGAACTACCTATTGCTGAATTTAATCTACTTATGTTTGCACCTTTAGTTATTGCTATCATGATTTTGTTATTTTAAGTTCTTTTATTTTAGGGATATCTTTTATATCTATTTCTTGCCAATTCTTAGGATTATCATTAAATCCTAAATGTACATTTTTACTACAAACAGTTAAGTCTTTTTTGCTTTGTAATATCTTGCCTTCTTCAGCAATTAATAGTATATATTTCATTTCTTTTCTTATCATAATATCTTATTTTTTATGTTGCTACTGTATATCCTTTTGCAGTTGCGATTCCTACCGTGCAAGTAGCTGCTCCTGGATTTCCCGTTACTGTTATTGTTTGCGCTCCATTTGCCGTTCCTAATGATGTGAAAAATGCATTTATGGCAGCAGTTTCCATCAATTGATTTGATAAATTAATACCAACTGTTAGTCCTGTTAATATTAAATATTGTAAAGCTTGATAATTAGTTGAATAATCTTGCACAAAATATGTTGTTGTAGTGACGGCCGCACAGTCGTCCATTGAAAAAGATACAACACTTGCATTTCTAAGTGTTGAACTTATATTAGTTACAGCACCAGTATTTGTTAAATTAACAATTTTGTGCGTATCAGAATTGTTCCAACATTCTGAAATATCTATACAAGCATCGATTGCTTGATTAAATGTTCTTGAATATGAATTACTTTTTGCACCTTTAAAACATTTTCTCATATGTGTGGTCTCATCCCAAGGAAGTGAATCAAAATCAAGATTGGAATTATAAAAAGCATCTAAATTAGAAAATTGAAATAATAGGTCTGCCCAAGCAGCCGATACTAAACCTGATTTACCAACCCACACAATACTTTCAAGATTTGTAATGTATGATAAGAATGAATAACGATTAAAAGGAACATTTATTTCTAAAATCTTTAATAATGTTGGATAACCATAATCTTTAAGTATCATGCAGAATTCTACATGTTGACTAGCAATTTTAACAGCCAACCAATTTGAGATATATAATCTTGCCCCAATCGTTGAATGTAGCACCGACCAATCCCCTACGGTAAAATTACCAGTTGAATTAAATTCAACAATAGCAAGTTTGCACCCCAATGATGGGATGATTCCTCCAGGGATGTTCGCATAATCTAGTATTTTTTCTATTTGCACCGTGTTTGTAACCGCTGCCGCTGCACTTCCATCGCCCCAAACCATAGACCCTGTCCCAGCAAATGTCCCCTTAAAAGCAATATAATTTTCTACATCGGGATAAGCAAGGTATAAACCTACAAATCCATCGTCTGCTGCTCCTATCAATGCCGATACAACTGCCCAATTCCAATCTACTGGAGGATTCCAACCTTCACTTGAACCAGACGTTTTTACTATAGGAGTTATAAGAGGCATATTGTTACTTTAAAAGTTATACTTGCTGTTGGTGTTGTTTCGCAAGTGAAATCTATTGAATTAGCTGCTTGTGTTACAGGATATATATTTGCTTCTCCCCATTTATCTCCTTCTGTTTGTGGTGATAAATCAAAAAAAACGACAGATGTTGCTGTTACTCCTGCTACTGTTTTAGTACAAGTTGTTCCACCTGACCAATTTGCTACAGCTATTGTTACCGTTACCGTAGATACACTACTAAAAGCTACATCCCCTACTGTTGCAAAAGGATTTGCTGTTGTAGGAGAATCAGAAGCTACAGCTGCATCATATTCATTCTTTGGTAAGAATCTTGTTATCTTAGCCATACTTATGTTGTATATTCAATAATGAAACTTGTTCCTGTAGCATTAAAAGGTATTGCTGCATAAGTATCTCTACATCCTACATCATCCCAAGGGATAGAAACTCCTGCAGGAATACTTATTCCATTCCATATTCCTGCTGAATCACCATTATTTAATACAGAACCTCTTAAACTACCTGCTGCTACAGAACCAGAACCTGTTGATATAACTGTATTATGAGTTAATGTTGAAGGAGCTAATAAGTCTGTCTTATCTTTTATCAATATTTGTGTAGTCTCTTTTGCTACTGTAGAGAGAGCAACATCTAAATTAGAAGTATCGGCATCTATTGTAGATAAAAATACCCTAGCAGCTTCTAAAGTGGTTTGTGTAGCTATTGTAGATAAAGCAACATCAAGATTAGCTGTATCAAGTAATATAGAATCTAATGTAAGCCCTTGTAATAATTGTTCACTAAGAATTAAGTTCAATACTGCAGAAGCATCTAAATATACTAAAGGTCCTACTGGAATATATGGAGTACCATCAACTTCTTCATATGTTATTGTAGCTACTCCTTCATTCCATGTAATAATCTGTCTTACTACAATATCTCCAAATCCTTCATCACGAACAAGTATTATCTCTATATCTTGATCAGCAGATACAATAGCAGCTAATATTGCTGCTGAAGTTAATTCAGTAGCTCCTCCTATTCCTGCAGTTGATACCATAAGAGCATTAAAAGCAGCTTCCATAACTTCTATAGTTGGAACAACACCACCATTCCATTCAGTAACGTCTGAATGAATTATCTTATATATACTGTTAGAATCTGTTTGTATATTTATTATTTTATTACCTTCTTTTCTAATATCTTCAATTTGTGCAGCAGCAATATTCGTATTACTCATTCCTTCATTGATTGTTACATAACCGGTATAGATTGTAATTTTCATAATTTCTTATTTTAAATTAAAAAGACTACCCCCTCTAATGAGGGAATAGTCAATTAATATTATTTATCGTGTATGTCCTACATACATAAAGTCAACTACAGTTGTTCTAGCTGCGTTGTTTAATTCAGATACTATTACTGTTGCGAATAAATCTACTGTTGATGTTACCCCAACTGTATCACAAGTACCATAAAGAATATTATTAATATAGAATTTAACTATTGCACCATCGGAAGCAACTTCAATTCTAAACTCTTGATATGTAGCTGCTGTTGGAGCAACTGATAATGCTGCACTATCTGTATCAACTGTTGTAGTATCTACTGAAGCCATAAACCATTCATCTGTAGCTGCAGTAGTATCAAATACAAATCCACAAGCATCATCGGCTGTTGCAGTAACTACATCAGCACCACTAATATCAAATGGATGTTCATAACCTAATACATCAGTAAGTCCTATAAAGACTTTTACATCAGTAATAGCAGATAACTTAATACGACCTTCAAATACCAATGCGCCTGAATCGGCTCTTACTGGAAGTTCAAGTTGTACTGCCGAACCATCCGCTGTTGTTCCACCTGTTATACAATCAAGTTCACCATTTGCTCTTACAGCTACTATAGAAGGATCTGTTCCACCTGCATTATTATGTAAGGCTACACCAAAATCAGTTTCATTAATAGTCTGCATTTTGAAATCTTCCATGAAATCAAAGCGTGTTCTACTATCTATCTCACCATTTGTTTCAATAGCTTGTTGTTCCCCTTTGCCTATAATAGTATCATTTCTATCATCTATAAATCTAGCCATTCCAAATTCATTATATGCTGTTCCTGTTCCACTTGTAGCAGTCATTCCTGCTGCATTTATGTAAATAGGATATGCATCAATATCTGAACCTTGTAATGTAGCACTTGATAAATCAATATGTAAAAATCTAAGCGATCCACCTTCTGCTCCACCTTCTCCTACAGTACCAGAAAATATCCCTTCAAATATTGAAAAAGAAGAATTAGATGTACCGTTAGGCATATCTCCACTCCATGTTCTGCGTATCATAGCCAATGTATCTGTTCCAAGTCCATCATGTGCACAAGATACGCTAAAGTCGTCAAGTATTGTTGTAGCATCAAGGGTTGAAGTTGTCATTGAGCCGTTATGCAAGTATCCACTTGTTTTAGTAGTGATAATTCCATAGTTAAAAATGCTACCCGTAGTAAGAAGAAGTGTATCAGCCCAATCAAAGTAATGACTTGCTGCTGATGTAGTACCATCTAAGTTAAAAAGACCGTTAAGATATAAATCAGTCCATCGTGCAGCACCACTACCAATATTACCTGTTGTATTAGGAACAACATCATCATTAGCATTATGCGGCTGAACACCATCTGAACCTGCATTTCTATCCCATAAGTTTTCTGCTAGTACCTGTGCATCTACATATGCTTTAATACTCTCTGATGTTGCTAATGTAGTATCTGTTGCAGTAGCAAAAGAATCATCATCTAAAAAGCCTACAATAGCAATAGTACCTGCTATGTCTAAAGATGTAGTTACTGATAAAGCATCTGCTAAACTAAATGTTGTTGTTTGAGAACCAGCTACCGTTACAATTTGTGTTGCTGTTCCTGCTAAAGTAAATACTTCTGTACTCAAAGCAACTGCTCCAGTACCTGTATCACCTGCAAAATCTAAATCAGATAATGTAAGATTATCATCTACATATTTTTTATTAGCAAATTGATAATCTGTCGTAGGAGCTGCTGAAGGTCCTACTGGAAATGAGTTAAAGGTTTTAATACCTGCAATAGTTTGATCACCATAATTAAAGACTACATTATCCCAATCATTTTTATGACGAGGTGGAATGTCTTTCATCCCTGTAAATGTTTTGGCTTTTCTGCCACTTCTTCTGTTAAATTGTTTCATTTTTGTTTTGTATTTAAGAATTAATAAAATCTTTGATTGCCTTATCTCCTGATTCTACTATTGGCCATGGTATTAATTCTTTAGAATGGAACAAAGAACTCTTTAGTTCATTCTCATGCCACCAATGACATTTAACACCCATTAACATAGTTCCTATTATTTTTCCTTTATCATTTTTTTTATCTACTCTATTAAAGTTAACAATCCACATCTTATGCTTTATATTTCCTATATGAGCTACTTGCTCACCCTGTTTGAACCTATACCTCATATAATTCATATGTCCTTTTTTTTTTACAAAGATAGTAAAATAATATACTATTTGTCAAATAAAAAAGCCTGATATTTTAATACCAGGCTCTTAATCTACATTTGTACTGTCTTAAACAGTCCTTTCAATAAGCCATGAAAGCCGTTATTAACAATTAATGGTCGTAACATTCCAAACTGTACAGGAGTTAAATCTTTTACTTTTCTTTTATTAATTAATTTAAATTTAATTGTAGATTCGAGAACACCATTTGATTGATGGGCTACTTCTATTCTTTTTCTTAACAATCCTTCTTTTGGAAGTTTTTTATTAAGTTTCTCTATTTTACCTTCTATCTTAACTTTGTTCTTTTGTAAATCTTCTTGTGATTTTACATTCTTGAATATCTCATTATACATTGTATTGTATCTTTTATATTCTGGTGTATCAGCAAATTTAAGTTTCTCTTTCATTTCTTTATCATTAACTATTTTCTGTTTTTGTAATGTTTCCATGTTAGTGATAATGAAATCTGAGAATTGTGTTGACTGTACATTCTTTTGTTTTTGGAAGTATTTTGCCATTTGTTCCATTCCTGCTACTTTGATCTTTACTCTTGCTTTCATAATTTATTTTTTAATTATTAATTTGTGTTCTATAGTTATCTAATCTATATTTGATTTGTTCTTCATCAATGTCTTGTTCTATCATTTGTCTTTTAACAATTTTCTTTATTTCGATAATACTTTCTTGACATACATTTAAAGGATTTAATTTCATTAATGTACCACCTCTATCTATTAATATACTCATATTATATTTAAGAGCATAAAGTTCTTGTAGATATATTGGCAAGACTCCCCATATAGTTCCTAAGCAATGGAAGTCTTTTTTCTTATGATTATTATTTAGATTTACTATCTTCATGTATGTATTCGTTAATTTTATCTTTTACTACTTCGGACATTGATTTATTTTCTTGTTCACATTTCATTTTAAACAAAGCTTTGACACTTGCATTTATCTTAATGTAAACTCTTTTGTCTTGTTTTGCCATTTTATTAGTTTTTATTCAAACTCTTTCCAATCATCAGCATGTTTTTCTTCTTCTTTAAGTTGAAGGTTGTTAGCTATCATCTCTCCTGTCTTGTTATAAACACCAATCTTACCACCTCTTTTTAGGATATACATTTCACCACCCCAGCTTTCTCTGGTCATTTTCTTAGTCTTTACATCTTGTAAAATACGTGGACCTTCTGATTGTGGTTCACAATCTTCAATCACTTCTTTTTTTTCCGTAGAAATTTTCTTAAAGTTATTTTCAAACTCTAGCTTCTCACAGATATCATAATGTCCTTCTTCGGTAACATATACGTAATGTTCCTTTTCTTTAACGATATCCATTTTGTTTTCATCACCAGGAATAGCAAGTTCTTTTTTCTTCTTATCAAACGTTACTAAATCCATTTGGCATAGAGAACCTCTTAGTAAAGACATTACTGTTTCTACATTTTTAGGTGTTCCTTTAAAGAGAATGGCATGTACCTTTAACTCTTCTGTGTTGTGTTGATAGTTAGTCATAATTTCTGTTTTAAGTTATTTATTAATTATTATACTATATTCTTGTCTAAGCTTTTCTATTTCTTCTTCCATCTCTACGTCTAGTTTTTTCGAATACTTATTAAATAAATATTCTAAGTCTTCATCATCTAATGTAAATACCTCTTCTATTTTATGCATGTCATTTATGATGCAATTAAAAAAAGCACATAACAATAAATATAAGTAATAGGACGGGCTGCAAATGAACTTGGATACCTCCCAAGAGCGATACTTGTTCGTCAACTTTCACGGATTGCGTGTAACATTCCC